TCAAAAAAATTTTTATTTTTTATCAAAAAACACTTGACAAAATACACTTTATAGTGTATAATATATACAGTAAGGCAGGGGAAACAAAGAAACCCCTTACGAAAGGAAGTGAGGTTATGGACGAGATGAATGTAACGCAGGCATTGCTCAAAGCAATCCTGGAACTCATCGAAAAGTGCGAAACGCTTGAAGAACTTAGGGAAAGCGTAAAGCGAATCATGAACGATGAGAAATAAAAAATGTGAGTGACCGCCTCCAAGCAAACCACTCACACCACCGCAAACGGTGAGCCGGGGGGAGCCTTACTCCCCCGGACACCTTGATTATACCACAGTAAGGCAAAAAAATCAAGGGGAGAAAACAAAAAATGATTACCATTCAGAATCAGAACTTCGGAGTAGAAATTGAACTTACGGGAATTACCCGCAAACAGGCAGCGGAAGTTATCGCATCGTACTATGGAACAAGTACCGAACACGCAGGGACTTACTACGATACCTATACAGCAGTTGACACCAAAGGAAGAACATGGAAAGCGATGAGCGACGGAAGCATCAGCACAACAAGAAAGGTTGGCGGTGTGCAGGTCGCGGCAAGCAAGGATTACAGTTGTGAGGTTGTTACACCGATTCTTCAGTACGAAGATATTGAACCTTTACAGGAAATTATCAGAAAGCTCGTTTCAGCCGGAGCGGTTGCAAATTCTTCTTGCGGAATCCATGTTCATGTTGACGGGGCAAACCACAACGCCGAAAGCATTACACGGCTGATGAACTTCTTCATCGGTAGACAGGATTTGTTCTACGAAGCTCTCAACATCGGTGCAAGGGCTGACAGATGGTGTCACAAGATTTCAAAATCCCTTCTCGGTGCAATGAAGAACGATACCGAAAAATCAAATCATAGTATGGAAACGATTTGGTACAGTGAAGCGAATGACGGTTACAGAGGCGGAATCAATCACGAACACTACAATTCAACAAGATACCACGGTCTGAACTGCCACGCATTCTTCACGAAAGGAACGATTGAATTTCGCCTGTTCAACGGAACAACCCACGCAGGAAAAATCAAAGCGTATATCCAGTTTTGTTTGGCTATGTCCGCATGGTCTATCAACGCTCCAGACAAGATGTACTACAAATCCTGTTCCACCTATACAAAACAGCAAAAGGCAACTCTGATGATGAATGTACTCACACGCAGACTTGGAATGATAGGACCGGAATTTAAGACAGCGAGATTGCATCTTACAAGTGCGTTCGCAGAAGAACAAGCGGCCTAATAAGAACGCTGTCCTATCGGCTACACGGGGAGAAAGATTGAAAATGACAACCGAAGAAATCATATCAAAAGCCATTTCAGAACAGAAGCAAAACAAATCTATTATTTGTCCCCGTTGCGGATTGCCGAAAATGAAAGCGAAATTATTCAGCAACGCACTAAGCAGAAGAGCCGATATTTATGTTTGTGATTCATGCGGAATGGAAGAAGCTCTGTGCGATTTCTGCAAGAAACAAGATACTGTTGATACTTGGTATATCATATCGTGTTATAAAGCCAAGCGGGACGATTAAAAGCCGTTGCAACGGTCTATTGAGTGTTTGCCCTTGTTCCTCTTGGGGCAAATAAAAAAAGCCCTGTAAACGCCGTTTAGAGCGAATACAGGGCTTTCATTATTTATTCTGATTTTTCATCTGTTTCAATGGGTTCATCAAATTCATCGCCCTTGAAATCATCAACATTTTCTGATTCCGGCAATACTTCTTCTTCGTTGAAAGCATCGTTGAAGGAAGCGAGAGCCGCTTCGATAAGAACACGCATTTCAAGTTCGGAACACTGGATGCCTTTTTCTGCAAGGATTTCAGATGCTGCTTCCAATGCCTTGTTTAGTTTTTCGTCTCCATGCAGGTCTTTATACACCTGTTCCGTGAACTTGACAACATCTTCCGCAATCTGCTTTTTCTCTTTTGTATTGATGTACTTCTGATAGATGTTCTTTGCAACAATTCCAAGATATCCGAAAATGGCTGTAAGGAAAGTGTAAAGAATGGTTGTACCGTACTCGGAAATAAACTGACTGAACATTGATTTGTTCCTCCTTAAATTTTATGAACATCGGCGGCATTTACTCTGCCGGTGTAAACATTCTTTGTCGGCTCCGTGCTGATGAGATAAACCTTTCCGCTCTGCTCGATTGCTCTGACATAGAGGGTTGCGGTTTTTACCCAGTTTGCCATCGTAACACCGTTGTAATATTTTGTTACGCCGGAATCAATCATCACCTTATCGCCAACCTTAATAGTCGAATCGGCTGCTCCTGCTCCGATTGCATCAGCGTCAACCCATCCCCATACGGTCGAGCCACCGCCGATAATTCTTACGACATGATACGGATGCTTTCCTTTCAGATTGATGTTTGTAATTTTCGCTCTTCCTGGAGTACAGGACTTTGCGATTCCGGATGTGGACGATGTGTAATGCTTCGTCCCGGTAAACATCACCTCATCGCCAATCTTGTACTCAGATTCGGCTGTAACCGTCGTTTTCTTTTCCTCTGCCTGAACAGTGGTAACGGTACTTGTTCCGTTTAGAACATTCAAATACTGTTCGACAAGAGCTTTGAATTTCTTCCAGTTTGCGTAAGCCGTAGATGCGTTGTAGGAAGCGAAAATGTAGGAAGGGCACCACTTCTTGCCGGACACAAGATTTGTGCACTGCTTATCAACATCAGCAAAGCTCTTTCCTGCGGACTTGTTTACCCAGTAAGTATGTGTTACAAGCTTATTGATTCCGAGTCCGTTCTTCCAAAGAAGCCATGCGGCGATTCTTGCACCATTGTCCTTTGCGAGCTCGTCGTGTTCTGTCGATTCTCCCATGATGATTTCCATGGAGAGGGATGTCATATTACCGCCGTCGGAAACAGAACCATCGCCGGAATGCCACGATACTTCCGCAGCGTTTGCCGGGTCAGCAGAACAAAGCCCCGTTCCGGCTTTCAAGTTCTGCCATGCACCCGTGTCATCTACATAGAAGTGAACACGGACAGAACCCATATTTTCGTTATATGTTGCACGAGTGTACTGTTCGCAGTCGTCATATACACCGGTAATGTCGTTTGTGTTGTGGATTGTCACCCACTTTGCTTTTCCTGTCCCACAGAGCTTTCTTCCGCTTTTATAAGAAGCTCCAGCTCCGCTGAATCCTGCTTTTTTGGCTTTGGTATCATCCTGCCACTTTGTACCGTCCGGAATGATTTTTTCCTTTACGGTTACGCCGTTCATTTTGTAGGTTGCATTAGGTGTCAACATAGTTTTTTCCTCCTTGAATTTATTTATGTGCCTGTTGATTGATGTACTTGTCAAGTTTGTCTTTTGCAATCGGCACTGTGTGATTGGCTCCCAACTGCTGTAAGCCATCGAGACACGCACTCAGAGCGAAGACTATCAGAGTGTTTTCTTCTTTGATTCGTGCAATATCCGTATCGTGCTTCTTGTCCTTGTCGTTCTGCTTCAAAAACCAACGATATACCGCAAAAACAATGCCGAAGATTGTAACCAATGCACCGATTACAGCTCCGGCAGTAATGATTGATTCCGTTGTGATTGTCATGCCTTTTTACCTCCATGGCATAAATGTACCCCGATGAATTTCTTCACCGGGGTGTTTCTATTTACTTTCTTGTGCCCTCAGAAGTGTTGTGAATAGGTCTCATACAGTATTCAAGCACGTCAAGTTCGGAATCTATCTCGTCTCTCTTTTTGGCAAAGTGCTCTTTCATTGCCGAATCGACGGATAATTGCTCTTCGATAAAGATGGCTTGCTCACGAATGATTTTCGCCTGCATTTCGGATATGGCACAGAGACGGTCAATCAGCTCCAATTTTGTCACGTCTCATTGCTCCTTTCGATTACGGGTTACTGCTCCTCGATAATAAGTTCTTCCATTCCGCTTTCTTCGAGGATTTCGCGGACCTGGTCTTTCAGAAGTCTCGGTACCTGTGCGAAGGTTTTCTTTCCGAGGATAATCTTCTGTGCCCATAACATAGCCATCATGTCACTACCTCCTTCCTTCGTGAATAAAATCAGCGTACAGGCATATAGCTTGTACGCCAACTTACGCATATATCACCTCAGAGATTTCAAGAAGGCATTCGGTAAGAAATTCATTCTGCTGTTCAAGCTGTGTCACCTTTTCTGTCAGCTCTGCTCTTGTAAGAATTTCTTCCTCCGGCGTTTCTTCCGTAACCTCCGGCTCGGTGTCCTCAGGGTCGTTTTCTGCAAGCAAACCACCCTTCAACTCGTCATACTCTGCCTTCGTGATTTCAACATAGTATGTTTCTTTTTGTCCTCTCGGCATGATTCCTTCTTTGAAAAAGAAGCCCTGGTCATCGCATGAAAGTATTCCGTGAGCTTCTTCTTCATCGCATCGGACAATCATTCCGTTTTCCTGTTGGTACTTAATCCATACGACAGGATTAACTTCCTGCACACCCATAAGAGTGCCACCGGGCGTGAATGTCTTAATATACATATTCGACCTCCTCAAATACAAATAATTTTTCGTACAGTTTTCCCATTGTCTGCACTGTGTGCCAAGCCGTGAATTTCATGGCATATCCCTTCCAGCTCTGCCAACAATTATAGACATCCTTGTATGTGATTCTGCCATTTTTCAATAGCTTGTGCATGATTTTCAGTTTTCTTCGCATATGCGTGATGCTACGCTTGAATATCTTTTTAACGACCTTCCCGCTTTCAGTAAGATATATTCTTGCTTTCAACCAAATAAAGCCGTGCGAAAGTTTTACAAGCTGTGTTTTCTTGGTATTGAGTTTTATTTCAAGTTCGTTGCAAATCGCTTTGATTGCATCAAGGCACTTTTTAAGATACTCTTTTGACGGATGAATCAAATATCCGTCATCCATATATCTTCCATATCCTTTAATGCGAAGCACCTCCTTCACGAAATGGTCGAGACGGCTTGCGGATGAAAGAGCCAATACCTGACTTATCTGACTTCCGAGACCAAGTCCGACATCTCCGAAGGCATCCACGAAATGACCGGCAATCTTTTTCAGCCGCTCATCCGTGAATGTCTTATCGAAAATGCCTTTTATCAAAGCGTGAGAAACATTGTCGAAAAACTTTGAGAAGTCATAAAGAAGAATATACCCGTCATTTCCGTATTTACGGTAATGTTTTTGCAGATGCGTTTTGAGTCTTCTCATGCAAAAATCATATCCTTTGTTTTTCATCGAAGCACCGTTGTCATAAACGAATGTCGGTGTAAGCATCGGAATGATTGAGTTATCGCACAAGCATCTTTGAACAACCCGTTCTCCGATTACCGTTGAACGGATATGTCTTTTCTTCCCACGTTCGTAAAGGTCAAACTCAAAGAAGCCTGGGCTTCTGTAAGTCCCTCTTTGGAGCTTTACCATCGTTTGATAGACGGAGAGGGGAGCTGTTGCGATATACTTCTGAACCGAGGATTTCCAAGATACACCACGGCGACAGCATTTATATGCTTGATATAAGTGCTTATAAGAAAAGACCGCATCAAAATTGTCGGCATATTTCATCCGACTTTCCTTTTTCTGCGTTCTTTTCTCTGTTCTTCTTTTGTACCTTGCTTCTCTTCGTTCTTCGCTTGTCATAATTACACCCATACCCCGTACCGATATCGGATGGTTACATCATCGGCATAAAGTCACCGGGCATGAAACACGGAATAACCATCAATCCATGCCATGCAAGAAGCGTCCGCCCGGACTTATCAGGGCATATATTTACCTTTCGGAAGGTCATGCTCTCCTTCTCTCCTTCGGTACTGATTTCGCCTTTCGGTTACTTTGTCTGACACGAGAGGAGCCCCACGCCACGCCATTCGAGTTGTTCGCGTTGTTGTTGTTGCCGTTGCCGGACGGGTTGACATTCCAAAAGTTGTTCGTGTTGCCCGTATTCGGGGAACGGAGCCACCAGTTGGCTGCTGAACCGGAACGAATTGTACAGAGCATAACCCATGTTTTATTTACGGCAGGTTCGCATAGCGTTCCTTGTCCGATTTGATAACCGCCTTTATCAGTTTGATTTCATTGTCAACCAATGCCGATAATTCCTCATGAGCATCGACAGACAGAACATCATCCTGTGTAAGCAATTCGAGCTGTGATACATAATCCTGCAACATACACCCGGCCATTATGAGAAGGTCACGCCTCATTTGTGCTTCGTGCTGTGATGTAGGGTATATGGAGTTTCCTTGCTTGACATTACTGTAAATATGTCTTGAAGTTAGCCAA